AAAGTAATTATAGGTAAAACTACAACACTTGCAGATAGAGGAGATTGGTATATAGGAGATACTAAATTTTATTCTGATACTGAAACAGACTTAATACAGTTTGCATCTACAGGTCAATTTCAAGATGATACTGGTGGTTGGAATGATACTAAACCTACAAGCACAGTTTGGTCTATTGGAAATAAAACACATCATAATACAAATGGAGCAGCTTGTGTTGCCTATGTTTTTGCAGAGGTACAAGGTTTTAGCAAAATGGGAATGTATATGGGAAATGGAAATGCACAAGGAACATTTACACATTGTGGTTTTAGACCTAAATGGATAATGATTAAAAAATGGGACGGAACAGAAGATTGGTTTGTTAAATCAACGGTAGTAGATAGTGGACAACTTGCTAATGATGGAGAATTAAAAAGAACACTTAAATTTAGTGATAACTCATCAAACACAAACTGTACTGTAAATGTAACAGCACATGGTTTTTATCCAGCAACAACAGATGGTAAAGCAAATTTAAGTGGAGCAGTATATTTATATATGGCTTTTGCAGAGTTTCCATCAGTAGGTACTAACGGAACAGTAGGTTTAGCAATATAGGAGAACTTTATGGGATTAGAAACAGGTACATTTATAGACAGTCTTAACAGCTCAAACCCAGCAGCAGGAGACCCTGTTAATGAGGGCGATGACCACATAAGACTTGTCAAATCAACAGTCAAAGCAACCTTTCCAAATATATCAGGAGCTGTTACATCAACACACACAGAATTAAATTTATTGGATGGTGTTACAGCAAACACAACAGAATTAAATTATGTTGATATTACAACACTCGGAACAGCACAAGCATCAAAAGCTGTAACAGCAGATGCTAATAAAGATATTACAGGCATCAGAAACCTTACAGTATCAGGCACACTAACTATTGGCTCAGACACAGCTACAACACTACAAGCTGTCTACCCTGTAGGTTCTATTTATATAAACGCATCTGTTGCTACCAACCCTGGAACATTGTTAGGTTTTGGGACATGGGTTGCTTTTGGAGCTGGACGTGTAATGGTAGGCATTGATTCTAGTGATACAGACTTCGATGCAGCAGAAGAAACTGGTGGCTCTAAAACAAAAACATTGAGTATTTCTGAGCTACCTGCACATACTCACACAATAGCAGCATCAACATCTGATAGCGATGAAGGTGGTATATCACAAGGTAATGTTACAAATACAACAAATGTAAACACAAGTAGCACTGGGAGTGGTTCTGCATTTAGTTTAGTGCAACCATACATTGTAGTATATATGTGGAAAAGGACAGTCTAATGCCTGTATTTCAAGTAGGTTCTCCAGCAGGAATGGCTAAAGATACAAACCCAACAGCACTTCCAAATGAATTTTTTTCTCATACAGAGAACGCAAGATTTGAAGATGGTGCTGCTAAAAAAATATTAGGGCATGATATAGTATTTACCAATCCTTCAGTTGCTCCCTACTTTTTAATTAATTTAACAGGCACATCAAACTTTTGGTTTTACGCAGGAACAGCAAAAATATTCAGAACAGATGGTACAAATCATACAGATGTTACTAGAGCATCAGGTGGAGATTACTCAACGAATCTAACGACTGTAGGAAACTGGGTTGGCACAATATTCAATGGCAATCCTATATTAAATAATGGTGTTGATGACCCACAGTTATTTGATTTTTCTTCATCTAAGTTTGTTGATTTAACTAACTGGGTTTCTAATTCAACTTGCAAATCTATAAGGTCTTATGGAAACTATCTTATTGCTCTTAATATGACTGAATCAGGAACTAACCTTCCTAACAAAATAAGATGGTCAGACACTTCAATAAGTGTACCTAGCACATGGACTGCATCTGCAACTAACGATGCAGGTAGCACAACTATAGGAGACGAAGGAGATTTTATAGTAGATGGATATAGATTAAATAAATCATTTATCATCTATAAAGAAAGAAGTACATGGTTGATGAATTATATCGGTGGCAATCTTGTATTTAGCTTTCAAAATTTATTTAATGATACAGGTATACTATCAAGAAACTGTGCAGTAGAGTTTGATAACAAACACTTTGTTGTTGTAGAAGGAGATTTGATAGTACACAATGGAGTTTCAAAACAATCGGTTGCTTCAGATATTGTAAAGAGAACTCTTTTTAATGAACTAGACACTACTAATTTTAAAAATATATTTGCAACACATAACAAACAAAAGAATGAAATATGGGTATCGTATCCCACAGTAGGTTCAACATTTTGTAACAAAGCATTGATTTGGAACTACAGAAAGAACGCATTTAGTTTTAGAGATTTGCCTGATATTTTACATATTGCAACAGGCATTGTAAACCCAGGTGCATCGACTGAGGTATGGTCAGGTCAATCACAAAGCTGGGATAACTATTCTACATCTTCTACTTGGGGACAAAGATTATATAACCCATCAGAGGTAAGTATATTAATGGCAGGAACTAACGACACTAAATTTTTTAGAGCAGACAATGGTTTTGATTTTGCAGGTGCTAACTTTACCATGACACTTGAAAGAAAAGGTTTGGTTCTTGATGGCAATACCAATACAGTAAAACAAGTTAGGAAGCTGACACCAAAAATTGCAGGAACAGGAACTGCACAGATATCTATAGGTAGTTCTATGTCGCCTAATGGCACATATACATTTACATCAGCACAAGAATACAATCCTAACAGTCAGAATAAAGTAGATGCTAGAGCCACAGGAAAATATATTGCAGTAAGATTTCAACATACATCTGCTACAACTTTTGAACTTAATGGATATGATTTAGAATACGAAGTATTAGGAGAAAGATAATGGCACAAGCACCAAGATATACACCCAACCCAGTACCTGATAACCCTGAAGACTTGCCACAATACTTACTTCAAGAGTTAGTAAAGTTACAAGGTGCGTTAGAAGAAACTCCTACTACTTTTATAGAAGTTAAAAACGTAACACCAGGCAGAAAGAAACAAGGAGATATTGTTTATGCTGATGGTACAAACTTTAATCCAGGAAGTGGCGAAGGTATATATTTTGTAAATGCAGCAGGTAACTATACTAAGCTATGACAACATTTATATCAGGTATACCTAACGATAGGATAGATGATGTTTGGGATTCTGTTAAAGGTTTCATTGAAATGGGTAACAGTAAAAGCAGACAAGAGATGGGCATAGAAGATATTTATGAAAAACTTATAAATAGAGATATGCAACTTTGGGTTCTTGAAGACGAAGAAGCAGAAATTGTTGCATGTTTGACTACAGAGATAATGATATATCCTAAAAAGAAAACTTGTAGAATTGTAACACTTGGTGGTAAAAATTTAGATGAGTGGGTCGAAGGTCTGTTACATGTTATAGAGTCTTGGGCAATAGACAATGACTGCGAAGCTATAGAGACAGCATGTCGTAAAGGTTTTACAAAAAAGATAATGAAATTTGGTTATGACCATACATATACCATACTTGGCAAAGAATTAAATACACTACACTAGAGGTTATATATGAGTAAAGGTGGAGGAACAACGGTACAAAAAGCAGACCCTTATGAAGGGCAACGACCTTTTTTAGTTGATACATATCAACAAGCACAAAATTTATTTAATCAAGGTCCAATGCAATTTTTCCCTGACAGGACATTTGCTGCACCGACTGAGCAACAGCTAACAGCAGAACAGATGGCTACGCAAACTGCGTTAGGACCACAAACAGAACTAGCAGGAAACATACAAGCAGCACAAAATTATAGTTTGATGTCTCCACAAAATATAGCTAGTAATCCATTTTTAGCAGATGCAACAACAGCAGCACTAAGACCTTTGCTTTCACAAACAGAGGGATTATTGCAACAAGCTAGAAGGGATGCAACAGGTGCAGGACAACTAGGAAGTGATAGGCAAGCAATACTTGAAAGTAATGTTATAGGAAACTTTTTGCAACAAGCAGGAGATGTTACAGCAAGAATTTATGGGGATGCTTTTCAACAAGGACAACAAAATCAACTAAGAGCATTAGCACTAGCACCACAAACAATACAAACATCTCTAGTTCCTTCTCAAACACTAGCATCTGTAGGAGCTATGGAACAAGCTAGACAACAACAAGCTATTGATGATGCAAGAGCAAGATTTGAATTTGCACAACAAGCACCAGGTCAAGCATTAAGAGACTACACTAGTGTTGTACAAGGCACAGTATTGCCTGGAACACAAACAACATCAGGTTCTGAACCTGGCTTTGGGCAAAGACTAGCAGGTGCAGGTTTACTTGGGACTGGAACTTATGGTGCATTAAATGCAGCAGGTGCGTTTAACACAGTAGGAGCAGCTGGTCCTGTGCAACCATTATTGACAACACCACAAGGCATGGCAATAGCAGCAGCAGTAGCATTAGCTAGTATGTTTGATTAATTAAGGAGATATTATTATGTCAGATACTTTTTTAGGTAAAAATTATTTAAATTTTTTTACAAGCATCTTTAGAGATAAAGAAGAAGAAACTAAATTATTCGAACAAAACATGCAAAGGAACATAGGTTTATTGAATCAATCTAATATGGATAATTTAAGGACTGCTTACACTAATGACCCTAATTTTAATACACCTAACTATGACCCAAACACAATAACAGTTACAGATTATATTGGTAATGTTAAGTCTATGAGACCCAATGTTATAAATGTTACAGATGATATATATGAAACGGAATCAGCAAGTGGCGAACCAATATATCGTATAGGAGAAGGCAAAACTTTAAGTGGAACGAGCTTTAAAAAAACAACAATTACACCTGATAATATAAATGCTGTTAGTAATTTTATACAGGAAAATAATAAACAGTCTAAATTTAGGGGAGACAATACTGTTTATACGATTGATAACACAGCAGGCAAAGAAGGAGCTGATTTGGTTAGTGCATTAACAGCAGAACCATACACACCTGCAATAGCAGAACAAATAAAAAATCTTACAACGGACACAAATCCTATAACCCCACAAGCAGCAGAAAATATAGTAAGTATGTTTGATATTCAGAATGGTGGACCTGGTGTTGCAAAACCTGTTATGGGTAGTAGCTTTAATAACATGGCTAATTTAATGAGTTTTCTTCCTTTAGTTGCAAAAGGTTTTGGCAGCAACAATACGAGACTTGCACCTTTGCCAGTCGCTGTAGTTAATAGTGGTTTATTAAGTAGACCAAGAGAAGATTTGTATTCGATGTTTAGGAGTTAATATGGCAAAAGAAGATGACATAGTAAAAACTTTAGGTGGCTTAGTCGCACCTACAACTTTAATTGATGACCCAGCAAAAATGTTACAAGCAATAAGAAACGCATCTCTTATTAGGCTTGGCATAGGTTTGCAAACTGATATGAGAGCAGGAGAGTCTGCCTTCACTCGAATAGGCGAAGTTGCAAAAGGTGCAGCAGACCAAGTTAAATTATTGCAAGAAGCACAAAAAGGAAAAGGAACAAAAACAAAAGATTTATCAACAGAAGCAGGTAAAGCACAAACAGCATATAGAAAATTATTTTATCAACCTGATGAGCTTACTGGTGCTTTAACACAATTAAGACAAGATTTTATGACAGCAAAAATAACACCACCTACACAAGAGTTTTTTAAAAATAATTTATTTACAGAACAATACTTTTTAGGAGACACAGGGCAGATGGAAGCATATTTTGAATTTCATAAAGGTCAAACAAAAACAGCACGAGAACGAGGACAAGAAGGTCCAACATGGGAAGAAAGTTTTAACACTTACAATATAATTAGGAATTTAGGAAGTTAATGTTTTATGGCAGAAATATCAAAAGAAGATATAGAGTTATTTAATACTATAAACAATACAGTTACTCCAGGTAAATCCGTTGTAGACCCAAGTGATGTTGAATTATACGATAGAATAAATGCAGGTCAATATGAAACTATTATAAATGATAAAATTGGCACTGACCCAAACAATGTTCCTGGCATATCTAATGAAAGAGAAGCTATGGCTTTTGCAGGAACTATGGGAATGTTAGATACTTACAGAGGTATTAAACAATATTTTAATATTGATGAAGAACAGATGCGAATGGACCAAAAAAAACTTAACGCAATATTTGCGAACAAAGATTATGGTGGAAAAGCATTTGCAACTTATATGGGTGGTATTATTGCCGACCCTGCTGGATGGGTTATACCATTAGCAAAAGCGAAATCTGTTGCATCACTGGTCAAACAAGGTGTTGCATACGGAACAGGACTTGGTGCTGCATCTTATGTTGATGAGGACATGGGTCTTACAAGATTGGAACAAGCAGGATTAGGTGCGATAGGTGGTCTAGCTATAACAGGCACACTAGGTTTAGCTGCTAGAAGATGGGCAGGATTCGACACTCCTGCTGTAACAAGAAAAGAACAATTAGCTGAACTGCCAAGTGGTAGTCTTCAAATAGAACAAAAAAGAACAAAAGGATTAAGAAGACAAGATGCTGAAATAGCAAGACTTACATCTACAGAAGAAAAACTTACAGCAATACAATCATATAAAAAAAATGTAGCTTTGCCTACATGGGAAGCATGGGTAAGAAATCCTATGAGACCAATAGGTATGGCAACTGGTGGATTTGTTGCATACGATATGCTCGATTTAATACCTGAAGAACAACAACAAACATCGACAGATTTTTTAAGAAATGTTGCATTGGTAACTGTTGGCATAGCAGCAGGTAAAAAAACAGGAGACTTATTAAATAGAACAGAATTTGTAAATAAAGCTATTCATGGTATAGCTCCTGACAGCAGGATGCACCCTGACCTGTTGAAAGCTGCAAGACAACTTGACGGCAGAGTAGCTTCATATCATACAAGATTAGCAAGTCTTAGTAATGATGTTAGTAAGCTAAATGATGGCGATAAAAAAATATTATACAATCTTATGAGTGGAGATTTAGGCAGAGATGAGTTACTAGCTTTATCAAAAAATGAAATGATAAGCAGGCAGCAAAGAGTCATCGGAGACATAAATCCAAAAACAAAAAAACCTTGGACTAAATCAGAAATATCACAGCTTTCAAGAACAGAACAACTAGCACTTAAAAATAAACAAATGGAAAATAAAAATATATTTGATTTTTTAGGCATAGGTTTACCAGTTGAAACAAATAAATTATTAAAAATGAAAGACGAGCAAGTCCAAATAATGAAAGAGATAGGAGAAGATTTAAGATTATCAGGACTTATAGATGATGCGACATATAAAACCAACATAGATACATTTATCAGCAGGAATTATGATGGATGGAATCAAATACTTGGACCAACAAAAGCTAACAAAATAACCTCTACCCTAGATAAAATAAAAGGAGATGGTTTATTTAGTAGAGGGGTTGTTTATAATTTAGGAAACAAAGCTACTTTCACTAAAGATGAACTGGTCGATATTGTTCCTGCTCTTAGAGCAGAAAGAAAATATGACTATAGAATCAATCAAACATATGGAAAAATAAAAGATAATCAAGGAAATATACTGAACAGGATTGACGATGTAGCTGACCCACAATACAACAAGGCACTTACACCTGGGAAACAAGCATCTAATTTTGGTGTAGTCATAAGAAAGAGTAAAGATAAACCTGAAGAATATGAAATTATAACTCAGCTATCAAAAGAGCAAAGAAAATTTTTTCAAGAAACAGAAGATGTTGCTTTTTCACTAGCTAAGACAGCATTAGAACTTAGAACCACTGCTGGCATAGGTAAATTTTATGCTTCACTTTATGAGCAAGGTATAAACAAAGGTTTCGTTTTAGACTCGAACACATCTTTGTTACAAGAATTAAATCGTAAAGGACTTACTGTTGGCACAGGTGCTGGTAAAAATGGCAGACCTATAGTTGATACGGCAGAAACTGCTGCTATTAAACAACAAATGTTAGCACTTAGAACACAAGACCCTACACTTCCTGAAAGACTTAGAACTGGTCAAGATGCGTATGGACAACCATTAGGTCGCTTTCCATATATTAATCAAGGAAGATACGCAAAATTACAAAAAGAACTAACAGAAAAACAAGACGCAGCATACAAAGAATATTTAAAAATACAAAAAGAAAATGAAGCAAAGTTTAAAAATGCAACAGTCGATAACCCTTTTCCTAAAGAAATAACTTTAGCAGACGGAAGTAAAATAACAGAAGATTTTGTGTATGTTCCAAAAGCGACAGAGCCTGACCCAACAGGAACAGGCAAAGCAGTAACAAAAATAGGTGGCGAAGGAGGAACAAGTATTCCAACTTATGGCAAACTCAACGGAACATTAGTACGCAAACAAGAATACTTAGATATGCAGTTACTTAAATCATTAAGAGAAAATGATGGTTCAAGGTTAATTGGCGAAGGATTTTTTAAATTAAATAGTTTTTGGAAAAAAACAAAAACAGTTTATAACCCTACTGTCCATGTAAACAATTATTTTTCGAATTATGCACTATATTATGGTGGTAATGGTGCATGGAAACAATTAGGTAAAGTGCATGTAGATGGAACGATAGGACAAATTCTTGGTTTCGAAAGAGGTGTAGTTAAATGGGATGATTTAGATGATGACCTCAAACACATGTATAACAACGCTGTTTTTGGTAGAGATTTGATATCAGCAGAATTAAAAGCAAACGAAGCAGAACAAATAGCAAAATTGTTTAAAGTAAAAAATGCTGAAGTAAACGGCAACTGGTTATCAGATGCTATTAACACAATTGACAATCAAGTAAGCAAAGCAAAAATTTTTAATCCTGTAATAAAGGGAGGTAAAAAAGTTGGCAGCATATTAGATGAAAAAGTATCTGCTCTATATCAACTTGAAGATAGGTTATTTAGAGTAGCTTTGTATAGAAGTAGACTTAACCAAGTCAATCCAGCAACAGGTGTTAAATACACTAGAGATGAAGCAGCAAGCGATGCTATCAAACAATTTGTAGATTACAATATAAAATCAAAATTTATAAACGCAACTAGAGCAACATTTGTGCCTTTCTTGTCATACTCTTACAGGATAATACCAAGACTTGCTGAAATAGGTGTCAAACATCCTGAGAAAGTAGCTGTTATTGCAGCATTGGGTTACGCAGCAAATGACATAGGAAGAATGGCAACAGGTGCAACGAGGGATGAAGTAGAAAGAGAAAGAAAATTCATGCAAGAATACAACAAACAAAATATGTTTGGATTAGGAGCAATGCCTGAAGCTAATATAAGAATTAAAGGTGGCGATAAACCTAAATATCTTAACTTTAGCAGAATGTTGCCAGGTGGAGATGTGTTTATGGTAGGTGGTGCAACACCAGGAGAAGTTCCATATCTACCAAGATTTGTACAACCAGGTGGTCCTGCATATGGTTCAGTATTAAGAGCAGTGGGTATTGACCCATTTACATTAAGAAGTACACAAACAGATGAAGCAGGTATGAGTAGGACAGAAGTAGGATTAAATAGAGCAAGTAAAATTTTAAAAGATTTTATTCCAAACATACCAGGATTTCCAGGCAGTTTTTCTACGGATAAAATAAACAGAGCATACGAGAGAGCAAAAGAGGATGGTCCAAATTACAACACACTTGATGACCCACTTACAACGACAGAAGCATGGTTGAATTCATTCGGCTTTAAAATAAACACAGCAGATATAAATAGATTACGCAGGTTTACATCAGCAGAAATGATTAGACTGCAATCAGATTTTAGTGCTAAAAGAAAAAAATTAAATAACGATAGAATGAAAGGAAAAATAAGTTACGATGAGTACCTGGAAGAAGTACAGATTTTGAAACTAGATTTAAAAGAAGCATTAGATGATATAAAGGAGAGAGAATGATACCGATGGAATTATTGTCAATGTTAGCTTCTACTGTACTCGGTGGGATTATGTCTATCATGGCACAGAAAGGACAAGCCGAAGCAGAACGACAAAAGATGTTGATGGCTAGGGCAGGTTTTGCAGCAAAACAAACCGATAAAGCTAGAGAAGTTTCTGACCCACACACAAAACATACAAGAAGATGGATAGCATTGATGTGCGTATTCTCTATTATTGTAGTACCAATCGTTGCTCCAATTTTCTCTGATGTAAATATTGCATATCAAATCGTAACGGAAGCAGATAGTGGTTGGTGGATATTTGGCTCAACCTACGAGACATCATACTTTGAAGAAGGCAATACCATTTATATTACAAACTTACAATCACACACTATATTCTCGATTATCGGACTTTATTTTGGAGGGTCTTTGACTAGAAAATAATGGTAGCTAAAAAATATCAAAACCCAAGTGGTGGACTTAACGCAGCAGGCAGAGCATACTTCAAAAGAAAACAAGGCTCTAATCTTAAAGCACCTGTAACAGGCAAAGCACCTAAAGGCTCAAAGGCAGCAGCAAGACGTAAAAGTTTTTGTGCGAGAATGAAGGGAATGAAAAAAAAATTGACTTCAGCAAAAACAGCAAACGACCCAAATAGCAGAATAAATAAATCACTAAGAAAATGGAAGTGTTAAGAGTTAAACAAGCAATATACATATTAATTATTATGGTAATATTGTTAGGTATTGAGAGTGCTGTATCTGATGTAACCAGCTCAGGCTCTACCACCAACACCCAAAGCAATAATGCTGGTAGTAACACAGCGATTACAGGTGGTTACGAATCAAGCACGACTTATCAATCAGGTTCTTCTAGTAACTCTACCACTAATAATGAGACTAACAACACGACCAATGCTAAGACAGCAGTAAACCCCTCTAATGCACCCAGTATGAGTGTTTATGGGCAAGATAGCTGTGTTATACCACTTGCAGCAGGAATAACCGTTATTGGCTTTTCAGGCTCATTTGGTTCATATATGGTAGATGAGGAGTGTGAAAGGCGAAAATCTGTAGCAGTTATGGCAAAACTTGGCATGAAAGTCGCAGCAATAGCATTGATGTGTCAAGATGAAAACGTATGGAAAGCCATGATGGACGCAGGAACACCCTGTCCTATTGATGGATTGATAGGCGAGAAAGCAAAAGCAAGATGGATTGAGAAAAGAAAAGGCGAGTTGAGAAACGAAACCACCAAACCAAGCATGACATGGAATAATAAACCTGTGCCATCAGGAAAGATTAATGAAAAAGATACTCACACTAACCATGATGGTCATACTCACTAGCTGTACTTCACATCGAGTAATACTTGGGGAGATGGAAGTATATGGAAACAACGAGATTAAAATAGACGTACCTGAGAAAAGATGATAAAATTTACATACCAAATAATTATTTTTCATATTATTACTATGAGTTCCCTGATGGCAGAAACCACAGGGAACTTGCTTCCTCAACAGTTTTTTAACAACAATCAACAGCACAATGGTTGGAATTGCACAGACCCTAGTCATAATCATGGCAACAGTATTGTCGCTGCTGTGCATGGCGATTTCATAGAAAATACTATATCGCTTGGCGATACTCTCAATCAGAGTCAAATCAATGGTGGTTGGACATCAACATTGGGTGCTGATATGTGGGGTTGGAATCAATACGACCAAGAGATTCGCATGACTCAAACGATTACAGGTGCAGATGGTACAGTAACTACGCAGATTAGAGATGTTGAAATACCAGGTTGTAGTGGTTGGAACTGTGGTGGATATGCTACTTATACAGATAGCTATACTCAGGGCATTAACAATCAAACTAATTATACTATCAAGGCAAGGTTTGATTTTTCAGAAGCATCACAATCTACATCTCATAGAGCCATTGATTTAAAGAATCCAACACTGGTTATAGAACACAGTCTGTTATCACAGACACAGCAAACAGAAATATCGCTTATCAATGAGACAGTAAACGATATTGTAGAGCAAGAAATACAAACTATAGAGTTTGCACCCATAGAGGAAATACAAGAATTTGTTATTGAAATAGACGACCAACAGATGTTTGACCTCGTTATGTTAGATGATATGGCTTATGAAACTGACATAATAGATGATATAAACACAGGTGTTGTTGAGATATTTCAGGAGATAATGTATGACAATACGCAGGAAATCGAAGAAGTCGCAACAGAAATCGAAATCGAAGAAGTCGGCTTTGAAGCAGTTGAAAGAATCGAACCAAGCCAAACAACAGAATTTGTCCAAGAACAATTCGATACCCAAGACTTTGGGGGAGAGTTTGAAACAGAATCCTTTGCAGAAGCAGGGCAGACCATCTACGAAACCACCGACTTTGGGGGAGAAGTTGAGCCAATCCCTAGCACAGAAGAAGGAATTGGAGGACAAGGAGAGGGAGATATCGGAGAAGAAATTAATCGAGAAGGAAATGGAACTCCACCAACAGGAAACGAAACATCAGTTGTTGCAGAGTCTGAGCAAGAGAGCAGCACAGGAGTATCATCAAATGGAGAACAGCTTGGGAATGAAACTGTTGAAAGCGAAAGCATGGTTGCAAACGATGATTCATCGAATCAAAGAGAAACTGAGGTCGCTTCTGAAGAAGTAAATGAAACTGACAGAGAAACAGAAACAGTGGAAAGTGAACAAGGAGATGAGGGAACTGAAGTCGCTAGTACAGGAGGGCAAGATACCGAAAGCAGTAATGCTCAGGTGGAAGAAAGCAGGGATAGTGAAAGTCCTGGAACAGTTGATACAACGATTTCAGTAGAAAACATTGAACGCAGAGTCAATCAAACTATTCAAAGAGTAGACCAAAGACTTATTGCAACATCGCTTATTGTTGCTAAAGCTATGTCAAATGATAAAATTTTAGATACATACAATTCTGTCAATCAAGGCATCTTTCAAGACCAACCTGTGATTGATGGGGGAGACTATTATGAAACAAGAAACTATATTGACACTAGAAATATTTATGCTTTCAGTCAAAACATCTATCAAGATAATGTTACGAAACATCATGAAGAAATTGAGGATGCTGTAGAAGAAAGAATTAAAGCAGAAGAACATTTAAGGAGGATTCGTGGATATTAAAACTATAGCTACAGGCATAGGTCTTGTAATCACGATAGCTGGTTTGTTTGTTTTTCAAGGGCAGCTTATCGAAAGAGTTGATGTCTTAGAGCAAAAGAAATCAGTTGATATTAAACCAATGGAGAGAGATATTGCTGTTATGAAAGCAGAGATAGCCGTGCTTGAAACACGCCTAAACGAGCTTATCAAAAAACAGTCTAATCCTTTATCACAATGATACTAGAAGCACTGGTAGCAACAGCGATTATATCGCTTTGTTATCTATATATATTGGAGTAAGCATGGCAAGAAGAAGCGATATTGAAAAAGAACAAAAGTTCATAGACTATTTTACAGACGGCAGCACTGCATCAAATGCAACTGCATCTGCTAAAAAGGCAGGGTATACTAAAAATCCTAGTCAGCATGGGTATTGGTTGAGAAAGAAATACGAAAAAGAAATTAGAAGTATTAACGAAACCAAAATAACATCCACGTCTAGCTTGGCTATTGATACATTAAAGTACCTGATGATTAACTCAGAACAAGATTCTGTCAAAATGAATACAGCAAAATTGTTATTAGAACTAGGTAATTATAGTTCTCAGAATATCAATATAGCTGTAGATGACACAAAGAATAAAACTGATGATGAGTTAATAGCTGAACTTAATGAGCTTATAAATAAAGTTCCTGGATTTAAGACTAAACTTAACTTCGAGTCTGAATCTAAATCTATCGCAGAAGAATCTTCTAAGCCTGCCAAGGACAAAGAGAAAACATTAGCACATTAGTTTTGTATTTTTTCTAATGCGTTTGTTTCTATGTCGTTAATGCCATCTATGATTTGGTTATAAAAGGACTTTGCTTTTTTGTATTTGTCTTTGTTAAGACCTGAGATGCGTTGTCTTACTTTATCACTCCAAACATAAACACCTGCTACACAGTCCTCGCATTTAATAATACCATTTGTAATATAACCACTCAGCTTTATAATGCCAACACCATTACAAGTAGGGCAAGCATGTAAAAGAGTTTCTAACCACAAGCACATAGCTAAACTAGAGTGTTCTTCAAAGGTTAATATAAAACCAGGATTTACGGCTTGTTCGCTAATAAATACTTCTGACTGTTCTAGTGTGCGAGACTCCATGTATTTTAACAACCATGTTCTTGCAGAATTATCGTCAAAATATTTAGCTAGTATTAAGTTTACTTCTTCTTCTTTTAATTTTTTATAAGAAAGAATAGTCTGCACATCAGAAGCAGTTATAGCATCGTGAGACTTGCTCGTTCCTATTCCCTCCATGTCGATAGACTTGGGGAAAAGAATCGACATAAGTTCTAGCTTCATTTATCTTTTCTTTTCCAAACTCTATACTTATCTTTGTCTAAGGTTCTATAAGTTACCTTGTAACCCTGTCTCCAAGCATAGTGTCTTAGTGCATCTACGATTTGAAAATCATCGACAACAAAAGAATCCCCTATTCCCATATCAGTTACTGTGTCAATGTATTGCTGATACTTGCTTGTTCTTCCTGTATCTTTTACATCTTTCTCTATCAATATTTTCATCTTGTTTTATACTCTCCTTTTATTGTCTATCTGATTTTTTTATTTGTAAATTAGCTGAATTGTATTGCACTCCTTCTTCGTCATCATACTTTCCCCATAAAGACACATCGTATGTTACACCTTTTTCAATATGAAAGTCATCATAAGCAGTAAACTTATTGTTACTTGCAATAGGTGCAGGGTTAGTTTGCTCAGTTTCAGCATGTATCTTCAACTGTCTTATAAGAACATCAACAATATCTTTGTATTTGTTATCAAAGAATAATTTAATTGATGCTTTTTTTGGCTTTTCCATTTCTTTCTCCTCTAATTAATGCTTGTATGTAATTTCTCTGCTGTTGATTTGATGTTATTGGCATCAAGTCTTGCCAAAGTTTATCCGTTAATCTTTCTTCTAGCCAAGTGTGAGCTATCTCTTTGGCTTTCTCTTTGTTTATATGGGTAGCAATTACCTTTTTACCTTTAGCTATTGCCGACCCATTTATAACTATCTGCCACACCATTGTATTTTCGTCTGCCAACTTTACTTTTCTACACTCCAAAGTTAGTTTGTGTTCAATAGAAACAGTACAAGTGTAAGCTGATGTAGCACCTTTAATAGATTTCCAACTCATATTAGTGTATCTCATTTTTATTAGGAACTACTGATACTCTCTCATCAATACGACCAATGTACTCAAAGTTAGAAATATAATGTTTACAAAAACTATCTATTATTTCTGTAGTGTTAGTACCTGCTACACCCTCTGCAATCTGATGACACTCAGCAAGTTTATGAGCTAGCCTTCTTTCTCTCTTGCTTGACATAGAAACATCAAGCACTCCTTTTTTATTTACATCTGCATAATACATAAGTATTCTCATGTTATCCTCCATTCTGTTGATAGAACCCTTTTTCCCTGCGTTCATTTGCACTTAGTGTTTGAAACAAACGCAACTTGTGTTCTAAGTTATTTATTTTTCCAGTGTATAAAGACTCTTTTTCTTTAGCATCTGCAATCATATCTACATATTTAATTACATCTACATCAGAATTTGCTATTGAGTCTTTCATTGACTGCGTAGCCTTTAGGTCAGCAGTATTTATCATAGCTATCGAATACGCAATCTTTCTTTTTTCAGTGTATTTATATACATCAGCAGTAGCCTTAGCTTTCATTTCTGTTAGCTTGTCGTGATAATCCAATGCTTGCTCTAACTCTATGTCAGGTAACTTGAACATCTAACTCTCCCTCATATATAAAAGACTTCTTGTGAGTTCTTTTTGTTTTAAAATCACTATCTAGCTTTCCTTTTAATAGGTAGCTAGCAAACTCAAATATCTTAGGCAACATAAATTCATGTAAGTATTTTTCGTTCTTAGGTATATACATTACTTTTGGATTATTCATTTGATAAACGCAGGCATAAGTTCCCTGCTTGCCTGTTAGATATTGTTGAAAATATATTTGTGGTAAATATTTCTGTATATATTCTACAGGATTATCTTGAACAAAGTATGGTGCTTTAACTTCAACCAAATCTTTATCTCCTATGTACCCATCAGGTGTGCAAGATAATATAACAGAATCTTCATCATTCCTAATGTAGTCAGCTTCTGTGTTAATCTGCTCTCCTAAGTCGCCTATACCACAATTTTTAACTATCATTTTTGTATGCTTCATTACTTCTGCAATACCATAACCCTCACAATAGATGCCGTGTTCTACATATTCCTGATTAACTGGCTTCTCCTCTACATCGCCAATAAGTATACTGAAGTATCTTTGCCTAGAGCAGTAGGGGTCAGTCCCTACTACTCTTGATATCATGCTTGCTCTTAAATTATAAACTGTAGCCAAGTTACTTATCTCCTAACGATTCTTTTTTAAGTTTTTCTCGTAACTTTTCTACATCTGCACTAATATCTATTTTACTTTTTTCCGTCTTAGGTTTTTCATTGACTGGTTTGTTGGTAGCTTTAGTGTTGCCACTCGCATTTCCATCATCGTCAAGTCCAAGACCAAAAGCTGATACTAGCGAATACCTCCTTGCGTATGTACTCGCTGAACCGAAGTCATGGTTTTTATTCCTTGCTTGCTCATCAACCTGCATCGGATATCTTGATTCGATTACATGCTCGTTATCTTTATCGTCTTGATGATACAGGGTTGTTTTTAAGAAAGGAATCTTGTGTAACACTCCATTAGATTCTTTAAGCTCATAGTCATACACTTGTGTGTATGATATGCCTAGTTCAGAAGCAGGTTGTAGTGCTTCTATAACCTCATCTACTGTTGCGTAACTGCTTTTGAAAGCAGGGTTTGTTCCGTCTTTTCTTGCTTTTGCGTTCATCTTTTGAAACTTACACAAAGCATCCGTTAGTTTACTCATTCGTTCCTCCAAAGTTATCTATTCATTAACATTATATTAACAAGAAGTATTTGTCAATCATTAAGTAAATCATTTACTATCTTCAACAATTCTTCCTGCGTTCCATATTTTTCTTCCCACTTCTTTGTATTGGTATGTATACCATCTCTGCCTTGGTGGTGTTCCCAGCAGAGAGGTAGAGCATCCTTGCTCTTTTGACCCATGCCTAGTCCTTTAGTTCTGACATGATGCACGCATGGGTCGCTATGTATTCCATACACCAGGCGACAGACAATACATCCAAGAGATACAAGTCTCTGATAATATTCTCTTGTCGCTTTGTTCGGCTTCACTATTTTACTCGCTTCTCTAGTAGATGATACTCAACATACCTACCTTCCTTGCCCTCCTTCTCGATAGACTCTATTTGATATCCCTTCTGTCTGAAGTTAAATACAATTGCCGACAATCTTGTTGCCTTATACTTTGTTATTGCTTGCCAAGTTGTTATATATCCATACTTATAAAGATGTTCTAACACCTTAGCTGATTTTGTTTTTTTCTTTTGTTTCATTTCTACAAAAGTCATTTTGTTTCCTCCTGTTCGTTATCTAGTTTGAATGTTCCTAGCCTGTCCATCAATTCGACTTGTACTTTTGCTTTATATTTGATTATGATTCTGTTAAAGTCATATAGCAGTTCATCTTTTATTTCATCAGTAACTTCTGCAACAATCTCTTTTGCTCTTTTAAGTTCTGCCATATGTTTATCTACGTCTACCATTTTGTTTCCTCCTTTGTTTTTCCAAAACTTTTCAAAAGTTTCTCAACTTTTTTCCTATTTTCATCTCTAACCTTTTCATCTACCACCACTGTTGGTTTGTCTCTTGGTAGTAGATGAGCTTGATTTTTATATCGTTCCTCTCTTACATACTTGACTGATAACTCCTTACACATCTGTACTATCTCCCTTAAATCAGGACACCACTCTTTGCTTTCCATGAGTGGACTGTCTATTGAAAACAAATCCACTAGCACTTTGTCAATGTGTGGCACTTGATTTAGAGTTCTCCTCCATACCTTTGCCGTCATAGATAACTTTCCTTTGTCATCTACTGCACTGCCATATGATGATTTAAATTTGTGTCCGAATAGACTATTCATCATTACAAAGAAGCTACCAATATCCTTATCATTCATCATTGTTTTTCATCAACCTTATTCTGTCTGCTTCCTTATCAGCAACAGACTTATCTGTTCTATTCTTATCTAATCTATTCTTATCTAATCTAGTGCGTACATTATTATCAGTAGATGCGTTGTTTCTGCGTACTGCCCTACTATAATTGTCTTGTATTTCCTTTAGTTTTGGCACTGTGATTTCAATACTTTTACCTAAATCTTTGCTTACAAGTAATCCACTTTGCTCAAAGTTTTTCAAAAGTTTTGACAAAGTTCTTTGATTGATACCACCCAGCATGCTTTTTATATAGCTAGTTTGAAATGTAACTGTAGGATTTTCTACATCCTCTACTCTCATGGCTACCATTTCTACTATGCAAAAGTAAAAACCATATCCCTGTAAGAAGTTATCTTCACATGCCAACCTTAGCCTTGATGATTGGTGGCTATCACTTTTGTGTTTAAACCATTTCATTCTACTTTTTCGTTTGAGACTGTTATATCTCTTACAACTTTACGCATTGTTCGCTTCCCAATCTTCCTCGTCATGCCATATGCATGATTCATCACATAATGGTTCAAGTCTTAGAGTTACATTTCGTGAGATATCATAATCAGCATATCCTAGACTTTTTTGAATTCCTTTTTTTATTAAAGTATCCATTCTCTCCTTTGCTTTGTTGTATACTCTTTGAAACACCAGCTCCGTGTCTTGCTCCATATCTTTTGATGTGAAATCCATATCAATTGAGACTTCTATTTGTTGTGTTACTCTTACTTTCATTTTTAATCCTCCTGTTCTCTCTGTTGGTCTATTAAATTATCAATCATGGCATCCCACTTAGATTCTATGTCATCTAATATCTCTGATGATTCTTCAAGACTGCATCCTGAATCAATCAATAACTTCAAGGCATGCCCTCTCTTGTATGATTCTCCCATAGATTCTATTTCCTCTATGGCTTCAAAGAATTGTTTGTTAAATGTTCTACTCATATAAGCTACCTCGATTAACATGTTTTATTTGTTTCTTAATGTCTTCAAGCAATAATACCAGTTGTCCTTTGCAGGCTTCTTTGCTCATGTCCTCTTTACTATCCATGAATGTGTCAGAGTTAGAAGACCAGTACGAAAATAACTTTCTTTCGCAGTCCTCTTTACTTGAAGACCTCTCCGACATTGGTATCTTTTTATTGATAAATGACTGTAGTCTTAGCTTTGCGTGTGGGTGTTTAGCACAACCACAGAAATATAAATACTCAAAGATAAGGTATTTCAGTTTATTCATCTTTTTAGTTTCCTCTTTAATAACATCCTCCTACATATCGACATCAGCTATTGAGCTGTTGTCTTCAATAAACTTTGCTCTTGCGTGTGGTAAATCGCCCATGCAAACCTTGACCAGTAGTTCCCCATAGCTCATCTCTTTGAACATTTTATTGATTTTATTAACACGATTTTCCCACATTCTTCCTCTCATTATACACTTCTTCCTTTTAATATCAACAACTTCCAATACTCCTGATGTAATTAAATTGTTTAACTGTCTGTTGATTTGTGAATCAGCTTGGTCTTTGACCTTGCCATTTCTGTAAGACTTGAATCTTGGAAATACATATCTTAGATACTTTAGTAAATTTGATTTGTGAGTTACCACTATAGTGTTCTTTTTATTTCTTAACCCACAAAATTCTTCAGTACCATATCCGTCATGTATTAGTATCCTGAGTATCAAGTCTTGTATATCTTCAGGTGTTTCGCTTACATCTTTGAAGTATGAAAGTAATCTTTTCCGATTAGATTCGTTCTTCATTTATGTCTCCTGTTTTATAAACATTCTTTTTCAGTTCTTATTTCCGTTGCTCTTTCTATCACTTCATATAAATCTTCACTGTCAAAATATTTATGGTTATGACACCATTCGGTATTACCAACAAATACTTTTATGTCTTGGGCATAAAAATCATATTCGATTACCAAATTAACGGCTCGATTAAACTTACCATTTATCAAACTTTCCACGATTTCATTGAACTGTTCTTGACTGCAAGTGTTACCAGTTTTGAGATTGGTTATAGTTGTGCTAGTTGTCTTAGTCATATTTGTTCTCCTAATTTATTATTTCATATTTATATGGTTGCCATTTCATGTTATCTTCCCTTTCTTCCATTCGAACTTTTGTAAGACAAATCTCATAAAAGTCATCCATTGTAAATCCATTTTCGGGATATTTCTCCATACTATCTTTCCATTCTTTAAGTTCAGCATCATCTATCTCGACCTTATAGTCTTTGTAAACTCTTATGATTTTTGTACTCATTTATATCTCCTGTTAATTTATTGGTTTATATCCTAGTTTTATACATTCGTTGAAGTCTTTATCTCTTTTTGCTTTGCTCTTGAACCATTGGACTTCTTCGATTTCTTCATCTTGTATATAATATATGCCATAGATATATCCCTTGTTGTCATCACTAGGTTTATGGTCATACCAATTAACTTTTTCTATTTCCATTTTATATCTCCTGTTAATTTATGTTATTGCTCACTCATAACTCTTTCGTTCTCAGGAACATCGAGTACCTTGTGCTGACCCCTCGACAATATAGCGTTACATTGTTTAGATATAAGCTTAGAGTCAAACGAGCTGTAATAAAGCTCAGGATATTGTTCCTTCAAAGCGTCCAACACTATGTCTTGGTAGACTATTCCTAGCCCACGTTCGATACGGTCCCATGTAGCACTAGAAGGTCTCTCATGGTATTGTGGTATCCTTCCTATTTTAGAAAGGTGTGCTTTAAAGAATGACATGAAGTGGCTACGTCTGTTGCATAAGCCATTATTAAATAAATCATAAATAAGCTTATTCGCCATCCTAAAACGTTCTAGCTTCTTGTTAGAACCTTTAGCGTCAGGCACTTCTCCACATACTGGCACTCTAGACCATAACAAGTCGTGTATAGTCTCATAGCCATCAGTTTTTCTTTGAGCCCAGTCATAGTTAATATAACTGGACATATCCATACGTCTTTTGATTTTATCTCTCATCATTTTAGTTTCCTCTTTGTTGTCTATTGTTTATATAATTATTATTGTTCCCATGACGATAAGGGCAATAGAACATGACCAAAATAAAACAAATTCCTCATGTCCTAATCTCCATAACTCCGTCAAATAAGTTAGTATTCCAGCTATCAATCCGATTACACAGAACAATGCTAAGTAAAACCATATATAAAAAATCATATCTATCTCATCCATTTTTTTATATCTCCTCTCTTTTAATTTATGCCTTAGATGTGATTGAAAGGCATAGGTACAACTGTAAACGATATTCTCTTACTGTCTTCTCTGTTAACGAAATCAGAGCAAAGACTGTTTGCAAGGTTAATATCATCGTAGAGTTTGCTATCAACTATTCTATAGGTTGATGATTGCTCACTCTCTCTATATCTTCTTACGATTGCATATGTTTGTTTTGTCATTTTTTTACTCATAATATATCTCCTGTTATTTGTTTACTGTTCATTCGCTGTAGTATCTTTGTACCCAGTAAATATCGCCTTGCATTTCCTCTAACATTCTCTCAAACATAGCTAGATGAAAACGATACTCGCCAATAATGATATGAATATTATCATTTTTATCTGCCATAACTTCAGGTCTTACATTTTTTGCATACCAGTCTAGCTTGGCTTTACAGTATTTAATTTTCTTTTTTATTTCTTCTTTCGACATTTCATTTCCTCTAGTATTTTGTTTACTCTTGCAATTCATTCAGGTAATCAAGTACCTGCGTTGCTTTTGTTGAAGCACTTATCAACACCTTGCTATCATTTTCTAACACCTTCAACCAGTTGTTCAGATACTTTGCATGGTCTGCCCTTGGCTCTGCATCTACACCTAACTCAATACTTAATAGAGTTGAAGATATCTCTGCTACCAATTCCTCATATGCATACTTGTCATCTCCGAATGACGCTGGGGCTTTTCCGAATCTATCAAGCCTAGTCTTATGACCTGTCCAGTGAGCAAGTTCGTGTAGCTTAGTTCCATAATAATTACCTGTTGCGTCTGCGTCATCAGTATCTATGAATGATGACTTGTTCGGCATACCAATGAAATCGCCTGTAGGAGTATAAAATGCTTTATCTCCACCATGTCTGATGTCTGCCTTAGTGTTGTTGATGTATTTGTCTACGGCTTCTATGTCTACGACTTTAGAAGTCTTAGCCTTCTCATCGCCATCAGTGTATCTGTATGTGTTGGTTATCCATGACAGATAGCTTTTGTTGATAGCTTGGCTTCCGTTGAATACATTGTAGTATCTATGTACCCAGTAAACATCGCCTTGCATTTCCTCGCCTGTAACCTCGTCAGTTTTGGTTTTTGATACCTGTTTGAAGAAGATTATAGATTCAGATTTGCCAGTTACCATGTATCCCTTTTCGTTCCACTGCTTCATGCTTGCCCAGTGTTGAGACGTGAAACCTCGTTTCAGACTCGCATACATTAGCAGAAGTACATTGATACCACGATAGCTTGACTTAGTTACTAGATTTACTGGTCTAATACCACCTTTCCAGCACTTTGTCCAGCTTGTACCGTGTTGCTTCATAGTGTCAATTAAACTTGACACTATTCCGTCAATGCGTTCCTTCATTTTCTTAGTCATAATAATTACCTCATATTGTTTTGTTCAAATAGATACGGATAACCTGTTCTTGTCCAGTGGTTTCTAACTGTTAGATGATTCAACGTGTCCACTGGTTTGCTATCTGTTAGATGATTCAAAGTCCAATATCTACCTCATAGCTAGATGCTATGCAAAATGACACCATGAATGATGTCATTTAGTATAGTTACTAGAAATAATAGTCCTCAGCAACATAGTTAAATATCGTCTCAAACTCGGTGCAGTCAAACACGCTAGTAGTGAAGCCAGTCATCCAGTAAAGACAATCATCCCATTTTGCATTGGATATATCAGTTTGTTCGCACCAATGCCTAATATCATCTTCAACAAATTTGATAGCTTTAGCTTGTCTAGTGTCTAAGTCTCCGATTAATGCTAGATACTCATTTAGCACTTGCTCTGATATAGTATTATTTTTCATATTATTTACCTCATATTAATTATTTCCGTTTCATGCTTTTGCAATCATCGGCTAGGACGCACATCCTAGAACGGACTCAGGGACGATGCACAAAACTTGCACATCGTCCATATGAAGATAAATATTATTATGAAAATTTACATTAATTTATTTTTATTTTAGGTTTCTTTTTCTAGCTTCTAACGCTTTCATGGTATCGATACGCCACTTGCCTTGCTAGTAGTTATCTACTCAATATCGATATTATTTCAGCATCCAGTCCCACGTTAGACATTCAAACCGTCTGCCTAAAATTACTCATAAATCTCGTCTATATCACAAGCTAGACATACCTAGAATACGAAACCGATTACATAGTTTCCTGTATGGTGGACGTGCTTTACTTGCTTCTCTTAGGGCACAATTTCTCCCCTATAAGGTCAATCGACTGCATTTGTCGTCTTTCACTCTATTCGCTTTTTTGATACTTCTCCGTATATATAAAGTGCCTTATGCGTCTGTGCTGAATTATATGCTTTAAGTCAAAAGTCATCAGGTTATTGACTATATTGTTAATGATAAGTGAACGTATCGTTAATGTCAAGGGGAAATATAAAAAAAAATAAAAAAATATTTTATCCAATAAATTGTATAAAAAATATACAATATTTTACAAAATCACAAAAAAAAATATCCTTTAAAATCAATAACTTATAACTATATAAGCAAAACACTATATACGCCAAATTTACCCCAAAATAAGCTTTTTATTCTGATAATGATGTAGGGTATCAGATATTGAAATACCCTATATAAGGCTCTAATCGGCTCAATAACGGATTTTTAAATTGTACAAATTTTGTACAATTGTACGTTTTTTATACACTTTTTAATTTTAGATTTTCACCGAATCAAAACGTGGATAATGTTTATATATAAGGGTATAAAGATGATAATAATTTTAGTTGTAGACTTGTAATAAGATTGTCTAAAAAATGAACAGTGAAACGTCCCTATGTTCGCACACTCCCATGAAATAAAATTGTATAAAAAATGAACACTTAAAATTGTATAAAATTTATACACATAAATGTTTGGACATTTAGTGCATAATGTGCTAGGGTCTTTTGTCATAAATTGTTCAAAAAATGAACAATTCAAAATTGTACAAAATTTAGACACCCGAACCCCCCTGTGCATGCGTGCGTACAAATATATCTCTATTACACACATTATTCGGATAAATAAACCTGTAAACACTAGACCCTAATAGCACATTTACTATTGCGTACATTTAAAAAAATGGTAGACTGGGAATTGGATAACTATGTCTATTGAATTACAACGTATTGAGGAACTACAAAAAACCCTCAATAAACGCACAGAAGAAAACAAATTAAATTACTACAAGCCCTACGATTTCCAAAAACGATTTCATCAGACTTCACTAGAAGCTAACCAAAGATTGTTGATGGCAGCAAACAGGGTTGGCAAATCCTATGTGGGTGCGATGGAGATGGCGATACATTTGACAGGGGAGTATCCTGAGTGGTGGCAAGGTAGGAAGTTTGATAAGCCAATCAAAGCCTGGGTATGTGGTGCAAGCAACGAGACCACAAGAGATATTTGTCAAAAAGAATTATTTGGGCAACCTGATAACCCTAGAGATAAAGGTAAAGGTTCGATACCGAAACATCTCATTGGAGAAACGACAAGGAAACCTGGTGTTCCCAATGCACACTCATCAGTCCTTGTAAAACACAAAACAGGGGGTTGGTCAAGGGTTGCCTTCAAGGCTTATGAAATGGGTAGCGAAAAATTTATGGGGGAGAGTATCGACTTGATATGGCTCGATGAAGAACCACCCCAAGATATCTACTCTCAATGTATCACAAGAACATTGGATAAGGCAGGTATGGTTTACTTAACCTTCACACCTGAATCAGGCATGACTGAGGTAGTACAGAACTTTACAAACGATTTACGACCTGGACAAGCACTTATCACAGCAGGATGGTCGGATGCAGACCATTTGACAGAAAGCATGAAAGAACAAATCCTTTCTGCTCTACCACCACACGAAAGAGACATGAGGTCTAAAGGTATCCCAATGATTGGTAGTGGACTGGTTTTTCCTGTCTCAGAGGACAGCTTGACCTGCGAACCCTTCGTGATACCACCACATTTTTCACGCATCGCAGGTCTTGACTTTGGTTACGACCACCCAACAGCAGTAGTATGGGTTGCTTGGGATAGAGATGAAGATATAGTTTACATTTACGATTGCTACAAAATGGCAAAACAAACACCTGATTATCATGCAACTCATATCAATCAACGAGAAGGTAGTCATTACATTCCAATAGCTTTTCCTCACGATGGCTACCAGCATGACAAAGGCTCAGGTATAACTTTGGCAGAACAATACAGACACGCACACGTCAATATGCTGCCGTTTCATTTTGAAAACCCACCAGCACTGGGCGAGAAGAAGGGCAACCTAAGTGTTGAGACAGGGATTATGGATATGCTTACCAAAATGGAACAAGGCAAGTTTAGAGTATTTAACACGATGTATGATTGGTTTGAGGAGTTTAGATTGTATCATCGCAAAGACGGAAAGATAGTAAAAATAAAAGACGACCTTATGAGTGCAACACGATATGCAGTTATGAGTCTCAGACATTCAACCACAGAAACATCAAAGTGGAATAGCAAAGGTAGGCTAGGACCTGATGTTGCAATAGTTTAGGAATACAATGGCAGATATAAAAACAGAAAGCGAATTAGCTGCACACTTAGAAGCAGAGATACAAAACGCAACAGGTCATATGAACAGTGAGCTGTCTAGTCAAAGAGAAGACTCTATGAAGTATTATCTTGGCGAGAAGTTTGGCAATGAGATAGATGGCAGGTCAGAGATTGTAACTACTGATGTGAGAGATACAGTTGAATATATCATGCCATCGCTTATGCGTATCTTTACCACGCACAACAATATGGTGGAGTTTGAGCCTGAAGGACCTGAAGATGTGCAAATGGCAAAGCAGGCTACTGATTATGTCAATTATGTATTTAATCGCCAAAATAACGGCTTTAAGGTCCTCTACGATGCCTTTAAGGACGCTTTGATAAGCAAGACTGGCATCATCAAACATTATTGGGAACAGAGAAAAGACCCAGTTAAAGAAAGTTACAGGAAACTTACAGACATAGAGTACCAATCTATATTAGCAAATGATGATTTAGAAGTTATTGAGCATACAGAGAACGTAGTAAACGAAGAAATACTAGATGATTTAGGAAATCTTGTAAAACCTAAGTCGGTTTCACACGATGTAACTGTAGTGAATAACAAAACTCATGGACAAGTTAAGGTAATGTCTGTTCCACCTGAAGAATTTTTAATATCAAGACGAGCAACAGACATAGAATCTGCACAATTTATCTGTCATAGGGTAAAAAAAACAGTAAGCGAGTTAATTATTGAGGGATTTGACCCTGCATTAGTAGAATCACTACCCAGTTATTCTCAGTCTCAGGCAGAATTGAACGAAGAAAGGCTTGCAAGGTTTAGTTATGACGATGATTCAGTGCCACCTGATGAGGGAATGGGTGCAAATAGACAGGTTTGGCTAGACGAGTGTTATACACGCATAGATTTTGATGGCGATGGTATAGCAGAGTTAAGAAAAATTACTAAAGGTGGTAATACAATACTGGATAATGTTGAGATTGACTACATTCCTTTCTCAGCTATCTGTCCATTACCCATACCACATAAGTTTTACGGCATGTCGGTAGCTGATACAGTCAAAGACATACAACTTATCAAATCAACAGTGGTTAGAAACATACTTGATAACATGTATCTTACCAATAATTCAAGATATGCAGTATTAGCAGGGCAAGTAGAGTTAGATGACCTACTTACTTCAAGACCTGGTGGGATTGTGCGTATGCGTAGTCCAAATGCAGTAACACCACTGCCTACACCACAGATGCCACCTGATGCTTTCAATATGGTTAGGTATTTAGACCAAATAAGAGAAGAAAGAAGTGGTGTATCTAAGATGTCGCAAGGATTAAATCCTGATGTTCTAACTTCGCATGTAACAGCAGGTGCAATATCAGCAGCAACAGAGTCAGCTATGCAAAGAGTTGAGCTGATTGCTCGCATATTTGCTGAAACTGGTATCAAAGACGTCTTCAGATGTATCTACCAGTTAGTACAAAGGTATGAAGATAGACAGAAAATAGTATTTTTAAATAATAAATTTGTTCCGATAGATGTATCTCGTTGGAAAGAGAAGCTAAACTGTATTGTCAATGTAGGTGTTGGTAGTGGAAACCAACAAAACAAAATGCAAACTATGTCAAGCATTATGAATATCCTCAATGTTTTAGTACAACAAGGTGGAATGGGTACATTGGTTACTCCTCAAAATTTATATAACGCAGTAAGTGAGTTTATAGCACAGTCAGGATATAAAAATGCAGATGCTTTTATATCTAACCCTGAGATGATGCCACCACCACAACCAGCTGAGCCATCCATGGATGAAAAAGTTGCTGCACAAAAAGCACAAATAGAATTAACCAAGCTACAACTACAAGCTGCCGAGCTTGAACTTGATACTAAACTCAAACAGCAAGCACTTGAATTGAAAAAACGAGAAGCACAAGTTGATTTCTTAATCAAACAACAAGAACTTGAAATTAAGAAACAAAAAGTAGACCAAGGAGAAATGGAGATTGCACTTGAAACTGTGCAAGAACGACCAGTCAAAATAGGAAACTAAAGAATTATTTAACTTTAACAGGAGAAACATCATGCCAATGGGTAAAGGAACATATGGGTCTATGAAAGGCAGACCATCTAAAAAACTTAAAGGTAAACAAAAAAACCTGCCAGTTGCTTTGAAGAAAAAAATTCTAGCATCTAAGAAAAAGAAAAGGATGGCATAATGGGAGCTGGCACTAAACATTATTTTAGAGATGGCAGAGAGTTTAAAGGTGCTGTGCATAAAATGCCCAACGGTCAAATTCATACAGGCAAAACGCACACTGCATCGTCTAAACGAGTTTTTCATTTTAAAGACTTATCTGCTAAATCAAAAAAGGTAGCGAGGGGATAATGGCAAAGCTATGTGCAAAAGGTAAGGCAGCAGCAAAAAGAAAATTTAAAGTGTATCCTAGTGCATATGCAAACATGTACGCATCAGGTGTATGCTCAGGCAGAATAAAACCAAAGAAAAATGGCAAGAAAAAAAGGGCTTAGAGAATGGGTTAAAGAGAGATGGGTTGATATAGGCTCGCCAAAAAAGAACGGCAAGTTTCAACCTTGTGGTCGTGCTAAAGGTAGTGGTAGAAAATATCCTAAATGTGTACCAATAGCTAAAGCAAGAAAAATGTCTCCATCTCAGATAAGGTCTGCTGTATCGAGAAAAAGAGCAGCAGGTAACACAGGACCTAAACCAAAAAATGTACGGACATTTGCAAAAAAATAAAATTACAAAACACGATTTACAACAACTAATGTTGAAACACCGAGTTTCAATCAATGAGTTATTTCTTAAAACAGGAATACCTGTTAATAAAATTAAGGGATATCTCACTGGGAGAAGAACTATACCCACAAGTTTAGTGGATAGAATCAAACAGATAGGAGAAGACAATGAGTAAAGAGGAACAAATAAGAGATGGGCAAGATGCCAAACTTATTTTAGAAAACCCATTAGTTATTGGTGCTTTCAATTCAATACTGAATGAGACATACCAAAAATGGCTTTCGACTAAAGCTGAAGAACAAGACCTAAGAGAGTCTTTATATCATCAACAGATTGCAGCTTTAAAATTTAAACAAGTTCTAATTAATACTATGGAAAATGGTAAGTTGTTAGAAGAAGAAAGAAAGCAGGAGGTTAAATCAAATGGCTAAAATAAAAAAAGCTACTCCAGGAAATAATATTCCTACAAAAGAAAGCACACACAAAGGAATTCCTGTAACTGATGTAGCATCAGCACAGGCAGCAATACAAGCTCAATTACAAGCTCCAGCAACGGAAGAACCTGTAGAGCAAGTATTAGAATCAGAAGTAGAAGATACTTCTGAACAGGCGACAGAAGTTGCCGAATCAGTTGAAACACAAGCAGAAGATTCAGATGAATTAACTGTTGATGATTTGGATGCTGATAATCAATCTGAAGAAACAGAGACACCACAAAGTTATACTGTCAAAGTTGATGGTAAAGATGTTGAGGTTACTCTCGAAGAACTACAGGCAGGTTATAGTAGACAAGCTGATTACACTAGAAAAAGTCAAGTATTGGCAGAGCAACGCAAACAGATGGATGATGAACTCTCAGCGACTCAACAAGAAAGACAGCGATACTCTCATGCTTTAGAACAATTAGGAGATTCTACTGATTTTGAAATTAATCAATTCAAAGATGTAGATTGGAATAAACTTAAAGCAGATGACCCTATGGCATATATTCAACAGAAAGATGCTCTTAGAGATTTGCAAGACAGCAAGAATAAAATAAATGCAGAAAAGCAAAAATTACAAGAGCAACAGGAAAAAGAATATAAAGCCAATATGTTAAAACACAGAGATGAACAACTTAAATTATTATCAGAAAGATTGCCTGATTGGACAGACCCAACTAAAGGACCAAAGCTCAAACAAGATATAAAGAGTTTTGCTTTAGCCAAGGGTTTTACAGAACAGGAAATAAATATGTTAATTGATGCAAGAAGTATCGAAGTGTTAAATAATGCTATGAAATATGAAAACTTACTCAATGCTAAAATAGCTAAAAAGAAAGTCAAAACAGTTCCAAAGGTTACTAAACCAGGAGCTGGTGTTTCAAAAGCAGAAAAGGATACAGAGAAAGTAAAGCAACAACGAGCTAAATTAAAAACTTCAGGCAAAGTAGGCGATGCAGCTAAAATGATTGAGGGTTTAATTTAATACTAACTTTTAACACAGGTAATCAAAATGGCACAATTAAGTAATACTTTTGAAACTTATGATGCTGTGGGAAATAGAGAAGACTTACAAAATGTAATTTATGATATCTCTCCAACAGACACACCATTTATGTCTAGCATAGGAACTGGCACTGCTAGTTTCACTAAACATGAGTGGCAAACTGACTCACTAGCAGCAGCATCTTCAAACGCACAAATAGAAGGAGATGATTCTCCATCAGCAGCTATGTCGGCTACTACTCGTGTTCTCAACTATACACAGATTTCATACAAACCTGTTATGGTTTCAGGCACACAAGAAACAGTCGTACATGCTGGAGTTAATTCAGAGTTAGCTTATCAAATAGCTAAAGCTGGTAAAGAACTCAAAAGAGATATGGAGCTAGACCTTACTGGTAAAACCAATGCAACAGCAGGTTCAGGTAATGGTGGAGCTGCAAGAAAGTCCAGGGGCTTTGAATCTTGGACAGTAACCAATAATGCTTATGGCTCAGGTGGTTCAAACTCATCAGGCGATGTTACAGATGGCACACAAAGAGCATTGACCGAAACCATACTTAAAACAGAAATTAAAAACTGTTTTGATAATGGTGGTAATCCTGACCTATTGCTAGTTGGTTCATTCAACAAACAAAAAATATCAGGATTTACTGGTAATCAAACTCGTATGGACATGGCAGAAGATAGAAGGCTAGTTGCCACTATTGATGTTTATGTTTCAGACTTCGGAGAAGTAAGAGTGGTTGCTGATAGATTCCTTCGTTCTTCAGGTAGAAGTGCCTTATTAGTTGAAACAGAAATGTTTGCTACTGGGTATCTAAGACCATTTCAAACAATGGAATTAGCAAAGACTGGAGATGCAGAAAAGAGACTACTCTTAACTGAGTGGACACTTGTTGCTAAAAACGAAGCAAGTTCAGCGACTATCGCAGACTTGACTACATCTTAAAACATAGGTCCTTATACTATGGGGGGAGGTTTTATCCAAAGTTTTCCTCCCCCACTTTTTGATACCAAATTAATAATGACCTTGAAGAAGGTATCGCTTCGGAACGAGGGTTATTAACATGGAGAAATTTAATGAGAACATTAAACGATTATTTTATAACAGCAGAGATAGAAGATATATCTACTGCATCGAGTACATTTGTACCAGTTCCTGATGGTGGCAATATTATAAAAATCATAACAGCACTACAGGGTGCTATAAGTGGTGGCAATGCTGCAATTAGTTTTGAGATTGGTGGTACTGCTGTAACAGGTGGTGGCATTACAGTTGCACACTCAGGTTCAGCAGCAGGTACAGTTGATTCAGCAGTGCCTACGGCAGCTAATCGAGTCGAAGAAGACGGAACTATCGAAATGATTACAGATGGTGGTTCTACAGGAACTAAAAAATTATTAGTAACATTTGTAATCAGGAGATAAATATGGCTAATTATGGTCTAAGAGTAACCAATACAATCAAAAGAACTGTAAGCGATACCTCGGCACAAACTGCTGCAACAAATGCTGCAACAGAATATATCAGAGTTATAGCTGACACTAATGGAGTTCACGTTGCATTTGGTGCAAACCCTACTGCTACTACCAGCTCAACTTATCTTGCAGCAAACAATGATGAGATATTTAAAATTGATGGTGGTATGAAAGTAGCAGCTATTGTTGCTTCAGGCACAGCAAATCTATACATAGACGAGTTAAGCGAATGAGACGCAAACTTGATGATGGTCAAATCTTTCATTGGCACGAACCAACTAAAGAAATGGCTATTGAGCATGTGCAGGATATTCAACCCCTTATTGACTCTAACAAACGATTACAACAAGAAGACCATCACATAAAAGATGATTTTAGGTTATCTGCGAGGATTCCTATGACTGTGTATTACGAATGGAAAAGTAAATATGGGGTTGATTTATTTAATCCTAATCACAAAGAGGGTGTTAAAAAATTAATTAACAGTCCTGAATATAAATATTTAAAAACAACTAACAGAAAAATATAATGGCAATCACTACATACTCAGAACTTAAAACAGCAGTAGCTAACTGGCTAGACAGAACAGACCTTGATGATAAGATTCCTGAATTTATAGCACTTGCAGAAGCAAGACATAGAAGGGATTTTAAAATAAGAAGGATGGAAACTAGAGTAACAGCAAATACTATTGCTAATACTGAATATTATTCTCTGCCTGATAATTATGTAGCTATGAGAAATATTCAATTAAACACAGACCCTAAAACATCTTTAGAATACTTAACCCCTGAGCAAATGGATAGAGTAAAAGCAGGCAGCAATACAGGCAAACCTAAAGCATATTCTATTATAGGAAATAATTTTCAGTTAAGACCAATCCCTGACTCAATATATGAAATAGAAATGCTCTACTTTAAATACTTTACTGCATTATCAGACTCTAATACAACTAATGATATGCTGACATTTCATCCTGATGCTTACCTTTACGCAGCATTAGTAGAAGCAGAACCTTATTTACAAAACGATAAAAGAATACAAACTTGGGCAGGTTTTTATGACAGAGCCAAACAAGATATTATTTCATCAAACGAAAGAGATAGACATTCAGGAGTAGCACCTACAACAAGGATTGATTCAGGAGTTTATTAATGACTACTTGGACACCTGTCAGTGCAAGCTCAACTACATGGACTGACATACCTGAAACTGCACAAGGATATGTTGAAACAGAAGACAATTTATTTTTGATAGCAACAGAAAATAACGAATTGATACAACAAGAAGATAGAACAGATATAGCACCTGGTAACTGGCAAGATGCACCAGCAGTATCTACAACAACCTGGACAGTACAATAAATGGCAACCAAAAAAATAACAGATTTTACAGAAACAACAACACCATCGAGTAGTGCAGTATTTCCAATAGTACAATCTAGTTCAAACTTAAAAGTTACACTAGCTAATATAGCAGCTAACATGCCTGAGCTAACTGCAACAAGCATTACTGCATCAGGTGCGATTACAGCGACAGGTGGATTTTCAGGAAATCTAACAGGAAATGTTACTGGAAATGCAAGCACTGCAACGGCTCTAGCAACAGGCAGAACTATTGGCATGACTGGCGATGTTACATGGACATCAGCAAGTTTTGATGGCTCAGGTAATGTTACAGGCACATCGGCTATCGGCACAGGCGTTATAGTCAATGCAGATGTCAATACGAGTGCAGCAATAGATGCGACAAAGATACACGATGGCACTGTATCAAATACAGAGTTTGGTCATTTAAATAATGTTTCCTCAAACATACAGACGCAGTTGGATGGCAAGGCTTCTTCAAGTTATGTACCGACCACTATTACAGTGGCAGATGAGTCGTCAGATACCACCTGTTTTCCACTTTTTGCAACAGCAGCGACTGGGGACTTAGGACCAAAGACAGCATCAGGTCTAACTTTCAATTCAAGCACAGACGTATTGTCAGGTACATTTTCAGGAAATATTACAGGCAATGTAACAGGAAATGTAAGTGGCACATCAGGCTCTACCACAGGAAACGCAGCAACAGCAACAGCTTTGCAGACTGCACGAAACATTGGTGGTGTATCTTTCGATGGCACAGCAAACATTGATTTACCTGGTGTCAATGCAACAGGCACACAGAATACATCAGGACAAGCTGGAACTGTTGAAAGAACAAGAGGTAAAGATTACAAGTCAGATTGGGGAAGCTCATCTTCGCCTATATCGTTTGAAGTCAAAGTAATTACTAAAACATCAGCACACCCATACACAGGAGTAGGTTCAAGCAACGCATACACAATAGATGGCGTTGAGGGTGCAGTTCTAAACTTTGATGGTGCAGATACAGGCAAAACTTACTATTATAGATTTGACCAATCAGATGCTAGTAACGATGGACACCCACTAAGATTTTATTTAAAAGCAGACAAAACGACAGCTTATACAACTAACGTAACAACTAATGGCACACCAGGTACAAGTGGAGCATACACACAAATACAAGTAGATGAATACACACCCAATCTCTTATATTACCAATGCAGTAGTCATGCACACATGGGTAATTATATACATCACATTTCTAATATGTG